CCGGCATTTAATAATATTTGATTGTTTGAAATATCCAATGTTTGATATGTTGTTGTTAAATTAACATGACTAATATCAACAAGAGATCCTTTAAAAATAATATCTCCATCAACTGTTAAATTTTCTTTTATTTCAACATTTTCTGCTGATATATTTTTACCGTCAGATGTTAAACTTTTTGCATTGTTTAAAATGTCTAAATATTGTTGTTCAATTCCCAATTTGAAACAATTGGGTAAATAAAGTCCATTTTCTGCTGTAACTATAAGTCTGTCATTGTGTCCAATAGCAGAAAGAACACTTTGTGTTCCGGCATATCTTAATTTCATAAATTTATAATAAGCAGGTCCACCATTGCAACAATAGGAGGAGGCGGGTTGATAAAACATTTGATTATAATAGGGTGTTCTATTTGAACAATAATTTGAATATTGAACCAAAGCATTATTGGTAAGAGTTGGGGGACAAGCTGTAAAAAACGGCATTGTTATATAATAAATAAATAAAAATAATACTACAAAAAAAAATAAGTATTATCTTCTGAAAATTATTGGTCTTTGACACCCTTCCATAACCATTGGGGTAGGTAATTGTGGTTGTAATCTATCATAAAAAGATATTAATGAACTGCATTTTAATTCCGCTTTGAATGTTGGTTTAGGACTAACGAGATTGGATGAATTTATTCCTAAAAGAAAACTTTCAATATCAGTTGAATTTTTAGATAAAACTGTATTGGGAGTAGGTCCCGTTAATATTCCGGCACATGGTAATAAATTTATTTTATTTATAGCAGAACCTTCATAGGTTTTATAATTGGTTGAATGTTTATTAGACATTTGTCTTAAACAATATTCCCCGGGCATATTTTTATTTCTGGTAGAAGCCATTATAATAGTTTTAGAAAAATTTTTTAATTAGAGGGAGAATGTCTTTGAAAATAATCTTGATCACGAATAAGATCTCTAGTTGGTAACCCGCCCCTTATCCACCCTCTGGCGGCTACATTTTCTACTAAATTATGTGGATTTTGTATAGTTTCTTGCAAAGATGGAATTAATGGTGTTGATTCTCTTAAAAATGGTGTTTCAGTTACTGTATTACAACTTTTTTTATTACTAACACGGTCCCCCTGTTGTAAAACAGATTCAAGGGTAGGTTTTGACGGTCCTCTTCCCAAAAAGGGTACGGTAACAAATGGTCTTTGAAACAATGATATTCTACATTTAGGGTTAGTTTGAACGGTTCCAATCATTAATTTAGAATTATCGTCAACTACACATCCACCGGCACCCACATTGTTTCCCACGCCCCCCTTAAAAAACATATTTGGCTGTTGTGTTGCAAAATCAATAGGTTGTTTCATTCCACAGTTTCGTAAAGCTTCATTTCTGGTCATGTAAGATCCCGCTGCCTGATTTTGTATTTCTCTTTGTGTTGTGGTACATTGATCATCGCCCATTCTAGATAAGTTATTAAATAAATAATTGGTAATGGTAGCCATTATATATTTATAGTTTAGAATTTATTTCCAATGCGTTGATTTGCTGGCATTGTTTTTTGTACATTGGAATTCATTTCCTTCTTTGCAGGATGGCATGTTACCATAACAAAATTCTGCAAAACCTTTTTGATCACATGGTATTTTTGTATTGGGCATTGCATAAAAATTGCGCATAGAACGATCAAATGACAAATTATCTCCTAAATCTAGAAATAATCTGGGATCCATTGTTGAATTATTAATAGCTTTTTGAATGGGTGGTTCATAAGCTGGAGCAGCTGGGGGTCTTTTTGGATTATCAATATAATCTGTAAGTAAAACATTTCCTAATGGATTATTTTTACTAGGTTGGGTATATTTATCACTTTCTAAATTAAAAAAATCTGATTTTATAGCATTATTTTTTTTAGTGGAGGAAAAGGCTTCCTTTATAACTTTGTTTTTCACCTGTCTTTTCTTATAAAGCAATATTATTCCAATTAAAGTTAAAAATGCAACAATAAAAAGTTCTATTCTTTTTGTAAAAGCATATCCAACAACCGTTAATAAAATAACCAATCTTGTAAGAGCATTTAATTTTTTTTCTATTGAAATATTAGTAGAAGGCCATAATTGTAAAATTTGGTCATTTTTAAATAAAATAAGTGGGTAATCTAACCAAAAAATGTTTTTCATTTACTATATATAGTTATTATTTCTTCTTCTTTTTCTTCTTTTTTTTTTTAATATTTTTATTTTTTTTTTCAGAAATATAATTTGAAGGTATCCATGTATTTTGAATAACTTCATTGGTTTGTTTTTTTTTTACAATAGATTTCTTAATTTGTTTTCTTTCTAATTTTTCTTTCATTCTTTCTCTTAATTTAGCCTTTTTAATGTTTTGTTGCATGTGAGCTTGAAATGCATTTTTATTAATTTTCTTACCAATTCCGAATTGTCCTAATAAATTATTCATATTGCCAGGTGTTTTTCCCATTTTGTTCATTAATTCTGAAGCCTCTTTTAAAAGTTCACTTTCTTTTATTTCACCCGATTTGAGTTTTGCATCTAATTTATCTCCAACCTTTTTTACAATTTTCATTAATTTTCCTGGATTTTTAAATAATTTTTGAAAAACTTCACCTACAGATGAAACATCATTTAAATCTAAATCTATTTCTTTGGCTGTTTCTTCGGCAATTTCTTTAGCTAAACAACCCAATTGTCCATCTAATAATCCGGATATATGACTGTGTAATTTTTCAGGATCGGGTAAAACATCAACCCCCGAAGCATCTTTTTTTTCAAATAATTCGGTCATTTGAGAAATTGTTTCTTCCAATTTATTTTTAAATTCATTTTCATCAATAGCTTCAAAAAACTTAGCTGTATCACCAAAATTCTTACCTTCAGTTTGAAACCCAACTATACTAAATAAAATAAGTTGTAAATATTTCCATATAATATTTCTTGTTTTGTCACTAATATCTTCAGACCAAATCTCTTTAAAATTTATATTTGGTAAAAAATGTGTATTAATTTCGGAAGATTTAAAAATATCAGCATTTTGATATAAAATATCAAAAAATCTTTCGGGATATATTTTACAACAATAATCAAATAGATCTTTTACCAATTTAGGATCAGCTGTGGGCAATAAAAGATTTTTTAAAATATCATCTAATTTTTCTTTATATTCGGGAAAAGTAGTTAAAATATCTTTTAAAAAATCTTTTGTTATTTTTAAAAAACCATCAGGTATTTCCATTTTAATAGAAAAAGAACAAAAGATTTTAAATCAAACTAATATAAAACACTTAATTTTGTTAAATTTATTAAATATTTTGAAGCTTTGCGTTTATTTTCTTCACCAATTTTTGCCAATGCGGGCTTTAATCTATTTATTGCTTCCATTGCAGCTCCTTTATCTTCTATATCAGTCATATCATTTTCGTAATTTTTTGTTAAAAAAAAATCAATGTCCCCCTCCATTATTTGTTTTTGATATTTGTCTGTTACATAATATTTCCAATTTATTAAAAGAGATTTTGGATTAACTTTTTTAAGAGCATTAACTGCTGTTCGTGATGCTTTTAAATCAATATCATTTGGAAATAATATTATCAAATCGGCCAAAAATTCTGAAAGTTGTGTGTTAAAAACTTTAAGAATACTCATATTTATTTATTTATTTTTTTTGTTTTTAAATCTTTTATAATTGTTTTATTTCCCTCATTCTTTGTGCCTGCAATTTACCCATATCAACCTCGCCTATTTTATCAGGAACATAATCTTCCGGAGGTGTTTGAATAGAATTATCATTATTTAATGCAGAATAATGATGCATTTGTCTTACCCCCCCCGTTCCGCGTGCAGATAATTCTTCAGGAGATAAATCTAAATAAGCATACGTATCTGACATTCCTCCCATTTCTCCGGATGAAAAGGCTAAAGGTTCGCCGTTATTTAATGTATTTTTTTGTTTTTTATAATTTTCTTTAGGTTCAAAAAAATTTATTATATCGTCGCCATATATAATTCTTCCTTCCCGTTTCATTAATAAAAGGGCCGGAACTTTTGAAACATTCGGCGGTAAAATTAATCTTTGTCCATTTTGCAAAATGATATATGTTCTATTATTTTTGGTTTCTCTATTATCAATACAAATAAAATGAACTTCTTCTTTTGTCATTGTTCTTGCCAATTTTCCTATTATTTTTTTTGAATGTTCACAATAATTACTATAATATAAAATAGTGCTCATTGATAATTTCAAAGAACAAAAGAGAAAAAAAGAAACGAATTCCTAAATTGTGTGACTTTGTCTCTGAACCCCTTAAAGTTGTTTTGATTCAACTTTTTTAAAAGTTAAAAAATTGATTAAAGATATAATATAATAAATATATTATATTATGTCTAATCCAATCGTAAATATTACATTAAGTGATAAAATTTTGAATTTTACTTTAGGTAATACTGATGTTAGTATTGCAAATGCAATCAGAAGAACTGTTCTTTCTGATATACAAACCCCTGTTTTTGAGGAAAGCAACATGAACTTTATAAAAAATACATCGCGTCTTCATAATGAAATTTTAAAACAACGGTTGGGATGTATTCCAATTCATTGCGATGATGTTGATATTCCACTTGAAAATTATATTATAGAAATTTATAAAAAAAATGAGGGAACTTCTATTGTTTATGTGACAACGGAAGATTTTAAAATAAAAAATATTAAAAATGATAAATATTTAAATGAAACAGAGGTAAGAAGAATATTTCCACCTGACCCAATTTCCAAAGATTTTATATTATTTGCAAGATTAAGACCAAAAATAACAAAAAATATTCCGGGAGAAGAAATAGCTATAATTGCTAAAATGAGCCTTTCAAATGCAAAAAATAATGGAATGTATAATGTAGTTTCAACAATGTCATATAGAAATACAATTGATCCTATTTTACAAGATCAAGCTTGGAAAAAAAAATTAAAACAATTGCAAAAATTAGAATTATCAGGAGAACAAATAAATTTAGAACAAGAAAATTGGAAAAATGGACCGGGAAAAAGATATTATACAAAAAATTCTTTTGATTTTATAGTTGAAACATTGGGAAATTTTTCCAACGAGAAGATTATTAAAAAAGCATGTGAAATTATAATACAAAAACTTAAGATTATATCTGAAAATCGTGAAAAACTTTCACATAAAGAAGCAGAAAGTAACCTTCCAAATTCATTTGATATTACATTAAAAAATGAAGATTATACTATTGGAAAAATCATAGAATCAATATTGCATTACGAATTTTTCGGTAATAATTTATTATCTTATGTTGGATTTAGTAAAAAACATCCTCATGATGATGATAGTATTATTCGTATTGCTTTTGAAAAAGAAAGATCAGAAGAAACAATAATTCCATTAATTTCCGAAGTATGTGTTAAAGGAATGGAATTGTTTAAAAATATTAAAACACATTTCTAGTTTAAATCAGGATGATTTATTAAAAACATTAAAGCGGGAGGATCCAAACCATTAACATGATTTATTACTTTCCTTTTATCTATATAAAACCTATTTTTTTTTAAATTAGATAAATAATATTTGTGCAAATTATACATATGAATACGAAATGGAAAAGGATATTCTTTTAATCCCTTTTCTTTTTTCACAAAACAATTACGATAATTTTTATATAATGTTTCTGTCCAATCATGCAATTGTTTTTGCATTTTCAAAAAATCATCATTATATTCGGGAAAGAATCTTAAAAATTCATTAATTTTATGATCCTTTCTTAAATTGTAATAAAGAAATTGTTTTTTAGAAATATTACCCTTTAATTTTCTCACAAATTCATAATTTTGATTACGAATTTTTGTTCTTTCCCCGGTATTCATATTTTTAATAATACAACCTAATGTTGTATAATGACATTCATTAAAACGTTTTAAAATTTCATCCCAATTTTTTAAAGAGATATCCTTTTCCGAATAAATCGCCGGAAATTTAAAATATTTCTCTAAATGATTAAACGAATCTGAATAAATATTTTTCGGTATCATTTTTGACTCGGATCTGTAATATATTTCTACAAGAACTATAATTGGTTCATCAAATTGTACCACAATTTTATTTTCTGGATGTTGCAAAACAAATGAATATGAGAAAGCAGGATCAAGAAGATCCAATTTAAAATTAATTTTATCCAAAGCTTCATTAAACATTTTTAAAAATGTTTTACCGTAAAAAGAACAATCTGCACCAATAACCGATCTGGTTGATATAATCCATTTATTATTATAATAAAAACAATTTATCATTGTTCCTTCCACAAATTCTTGTATAATACAATCATTAATAGAATTTAATTTTTTAAAATGTTCAAAATTATATGATTTTGGGGGAGCCATTGCAATAATTGTATTACCATCGGTTATTATCGATCGGAATTTTCCATAAGAGGAAATATTTTCATTATTAATAAGTTGTTTATTATATTTAATTATGTAAAGATCGTTACTTTGTTTAACCTTAAAATGATTCTCCAAAGCGTAATTTTTATCTCCAATTATTTTTTTAATATCATATGTTACTTTAGTCATTATACTTTTAAATATGTGAAGTAAAACTTTTAAATCAATTTTATTAATGTTTTCCCCAAAGCGCCGTCTTTCAATGTTTATTTTCTAAAAGTATTATAAGATAATGTCCGCAGAATTATTTTTAGAATTAGGTGATATAATTAAAATAAATGCTCCCTCTAATTCATTAATACATGAGCGTATTTATTTTATTGATTATATAGATGAAAATATAATTTATTTAATAGACGATACAACATTTGAGAAAATATCATTTAATATTGACGAAAATGGTAATTTAAATGATGAAAGTATTGAAACTATTGAAATTTTAAATAGAAGTGAACATAAAGGATATGCTTTACAAAATGATCTAATTATAGATAAATGGGTTTCTATACATATGAGAGGAGATATACCTACAATTATTACCGGAAAAATAACAAATTTAGAAGAGGATATGATTGAGGTTACAGTTTTTCAAAGTAACGAAAAAATTTATATTGATTTTGGATATCAAGGATTGGATTCATCTATTGAAAAAATTTCATTACGAGACCCTCCCCAAATAACTACATTAATACAAGAAGAAGAGACCGAAGAGGCTGTAAAGGGTGATGTAGAGGATGATGTAGAGGATGATGTTGCGGTAAGAATAAAAGAATTCATCATAGAAGCAGATGAAATAGAATTCGGTGAAGAATTAGAAGAAATTACGGAATTAGTTAATGTCCCTATTGAGGAAAGGAGATATGATGTTGAAAGTCAAAAGAATGATATTTTGGATGATCTTTTATCAACAATTCCGGTTTCAATGAGAAATAAACAAAAAATAAATGAAATCCATAAAATGATTGAAAGGTTTATTCAATTGCGGGATAAATTTTCCGTTTTCCATGAAACAAATTTGACATTATCTAAATTAGATCCAAAACCATTATTAAAAAACATTTCTAATATAGAAAAACGCTTTCCTTTATGGATTCTTCCAATTGTAAGAAATAAAAAAAAAATATATAATATTCTTGATGATGATGAAGAAGAATTTGCACAAGATGTAGATAATAGAAATTTTAAAGAGGATATTAAAAAATTTATAGATGAATTTCCTCTATTGAGAAAAAGGAATGAAAGATCAAAAGATGAAAATATTATCCCGGAAGATCTAAATAGATATGATCAAATGTTATTACAAATAAATAATTTTTTTTCTCCATTCACAAGAACGGATGAAAGAGATGATATTTTAAGATATCAAGAAATTAATAAAGATTTGGATGTAGTTATTGAAAATTATGATGATTTCAATTCTTCATGTGCATGGTCTCCCGAAACAGCCAATGCTTTTAATCGGGTTGAACCTTTGGAACAATCCATTGTAAAAAACAGTAAATATTGTATTAATAGATATAATTTGGGAGTTAATCGTCTAAAAGTAGAAAAATTAGAAAATTTTCAAACTCTTACAAAATTTATAAAAATTGTTCCCAATGATAAATTAGATATTTTGGGTTATATATTATTTCCAAAATCGGTAATAAATTATTCACGTATTATTAATCCTAAGACAAATATAAAATTACGGGCAGAACTTAATAAAATTTATTTTAGTTATAATTCATTATTATCCAAAAATAATATTAATTTAAATACATTAGAAAATTCGCATGAAATAAATGCTATGACATTAGACTCCATGGAAGAAAGAGATTACGAAACATTTTTAAATAAAATTATACCTGATGTAACAAAAATATTAGAAAATATAGATACCTCCAATGTTTTATCTTTTGAAAAAATTTTATATTTATTGGAACCTTATCTTATTTATGATAATAATATTTCAAAAAATATTTATAAAGATATTGAAAGATTGGTGAAAGAAAGTGTTACCAAATGCAAACAAAAAATGATAGAACAAAAAGTTGAAAACGAAAATTATATTAAACATAATTTTAATGTTGAAATTTCCAAAAAAAATCTTTTAACAAATTATAAAGAATTACAAGAAATATATGGAATCAATTCATATAAAAATAGTGAAATATTAAATTATATTTTATCATTAGATTGTGGTCTTACTCTTACAAATTTTTTATCATTAGAAGATTTAGAATTACATTCAACCATAAATGTGGATGAAATTTCTCAAACAAATTTTGAGGATTCTGAAAATCCCGAGGAAAATAAATGTCAAAATTATATTTTAACCAAAGAATATTTTGATATGGAACAATTAACCGAAGATGACGGAAAAGATGAAATATTTTTTGATAAAAAATATGATATAACACATTATGATTTATTAGAAGAATTTAGATTGGAAAAAGATACCCTTGAACCCGACGAATTCCGTAATTTTTTATTTGAACATTTAAAAAAAAATATTGGAATGAATGATAAAGATGCAATGGAAGAAACTGCTGCAATTTTATTAAAAAAAAGAAAGGTTCAAGAAGGACAATATAGTATTATAAAAGAGGAAAATAAAATTCGTTATTTTAAACGAAATGGAAATCAATGGATTTTGGATGAAGAAATACAGGATAATGAAATGGGAGATGTTTTTTGTAATTTACAAAAAAAATGTTTGAAAATTAATAAAAAATGCATTGATGAAGATCTTACCAAATCACAGATTAATAAAAGATTATTAAAACAGATATCAGAACATTTTGATAAAGATTTTTTTTTATCTAAGGAAGAATTGCGAACAAAATTAACACAAGATTTAAAAAATAATATTGAAACCATAAAAGAATTAAAAAAATTAAATTTTATGAAAAAATTAAAATATGATATTGATAAATTACAAATTGGTTGGACATTAGAAAAAAGTGAGGTATTATTTAAATCTCCATATGAAGAATTAAGAGATAGCATTTTAGGTCAGAATGATTTTGTAAAAAAACAAACGGATATTATTTTATTTACAAATAATTATTGTCGGAAGGAAGAAACAGACAATTTTTGGTATTATTGCATAGATACCAATATCCGTTTATTACCTACATTTTATAAAATACTAGCAGAAGCATATAAATCAGGGAATTATTTAAAAAAATTAAACGAAATTACAAGAGATAGAGGGACAATTAGTGATGATGGTGATTTTATAGTTGATAAACATAGTGGTTATCTTATTCGTGAAATAAATTTTGATATATCAGAAGGTTATGAAGATAGTGGGTTTAAAAAAATTTCAAGAGAAATAGAAGAAGAAGATATTGGAAAAATTATCGCAAGACAAATAATTTCCAAAAAAGAACCGGATTCCCCCGACGTTAAAAAAATAAAGATTGTTATTATGAAAATTTCGGAAGAAATGGGAATAAAATTAGAAAAAGATCATACATTTATAATTAATAATGTTGTTAATTCATTATCCAAATTTAAAAACCAAAAAAATAAAGATAAATATGATAGAATTTTAATGATTTATATTTTAGCTTATTTATTAATAAGTATCGTCACTATAATACCTTTGGTAAAATCAAAAAAAACTTTTCCAGGTTGTAAAGAATCATTTACAGGTTTCCCCTTGAACGATGATGATACAGATATAGCTGCGGTAAAATATTTAACATGTGTTGTTTCAAAAATTAAATCAAGTATAGGAATTTGGCGTGTTTTACACCGTCAAAAAGAAATAACCATACAAAAAAATTTAATTAAAATTATAAAAGAGATAGTAAAGAAAAAAGACAATATTAAACAAAGAATCAAATTAAGAAATGAATATAAAGAGGATTTTGAATTAATACCTCATGAATTGGGTGTAGAAAAATGGATTACTTTTCTTCCACCATTACAAACACTTTCAATTCCAAAAGTAAGACAATTGGGGAGTGGATTTGAAGGTTCTTTTTATAGTAATATTAAATCGGGAAATAAAGAACAATTTGGTCAATTATCAGAAATACTTGGAAAAATAATATATTTCTCATTGAAAATTCAGGAAAGTATACAAGAAATTATTTATAGAGAAAACCCTTTATTAAAAAGTGCAGACGATGATCCATATCTAGAAAATGTATGTTGTAATGACGGAAATTATAATGTGTTACAATATTTTATTGAAAAGGATGGGAATATAGGTAATGATAATCTTCAAGTTAGCAAATTAAATAAATTTTATCTAGATTTTAAAAAATTATCAAGATCTAAAGTTTTTTATGACATTAATGATACCAAAATTGCTTATCCAAAAATAGAAAACACATTTGAAGAAGAAACCATATATAAAGCTTTTCTACATTATTGTGATGGACAAGAAATGTTGATGCATTTATGTCCGGAAAATTTAATCTTTGAAAATGAAACTTTTGATGAAAAAGTTATAAAATTAAAGGAGGAAGGAAAAAATTATAATAATGAACATTTGATAGAATTATTAGGAATTATTGGTAGAAATAATATCATTAAAAATGAAAAAAATTATGAAATATTACATTCCCATCAATATCTAATGAAAATATTAGAATTTTTTGAAAGTAAAGAAGATTTAAAAATATCACCAAAATTAATAACACTTTTAAAAAACCTTTCAGATAGTTTTGATGTATTAGATTGGAGTAAAGAAGGAAAAGAATATCAACAGGTTTCAGATTTAAAAAATTATTTAATAAAATCTAACAATGAATTAAAACAAAGATTATTGAAATTTTTAGAAGACTATTCCTCTATAAAGAAAAAAGGAAAAGGATCTTTTGAAAATATTAAAAATTTTATTGA